TCCGGCGGAAATATTTCCGTAGGTGTTGGCGGGACTGCAAACCTAGCAGTATTTGACACCGCAGGTAATACCACTATCACTGGCAATTTGCTCATGACCGGTAATGTTATTCCCACAGCAAACAATACCCACTCGCTTGGCAGTCTAGCAATGCAATGGAAAGAAGTTTACATTGGCCCGGGATCGTTGTACATCAACGGTCAAGAAGTACTAAGTTCAAGCGCAGATAATATTGTGGTCAGTGCCAACGCAAATCAAAATTTAACATTGCAAACATCGGGGTCAGGCGGCATACGCATTGACACAACCGGCAATGGAATTATTCAAGTACAAGGCCCGTTACAAATAACTGCGGGAAAAAATATTACCAGCAGTGATGGCAACGCAATACAGTTTGCCAATCCTATTGCAGTTAACAATCTAACCAGCCAGTCACTCAACAACAACCTAACACTTTCCGCCAATGGCACGGGAGTGGTTTCGGTAACCAGCATATTGAGTTCAACTGGCAATATCAGTAGTTCTGCCAATATATCAGGTGCAAGTGTGTTGGGTACCTCAGTGATTGGAACCACACTAAGCGCCACAGCCAATGTGATAGGTGGAAATGTCACCACTGCTGGCATTGGCAATATTGGCACGTTGGCAGTAACCGGTACCACAACATTAACCGGCAATACCACAGCCGGGCACTTGTTGCCGGCAGCAAATATAACCTATGATCTAGGCAGTGCAACAGCACAATGGCGAACCCTGTATGTTAGTGGTAATACCATTAACATGGGCGGCGCCACAATTCAAACTGATTCTGGATCTGGATCGTTTGCATTTGTGCCACCGGCCACAGTGGCCACACCCAACCCAACAGGCGTGGTGTTTGGACCCGGGGGCAATATCAGCACAGTGTCCACCACAGCAGGCACAATCACTGCCAACTTACAAGTGGCTGGATCAACTACCAGCACGGTTCTCAAAATAACCAGCATTGGTTATCCTGGAGATGATACTGCGGCAGATCCTGCTGGGGGACAAACCATAACACTAGGCGGATCTGGATTTTTATCCGGGGCTCAGGTACTGATTGGAACATCACCCATGACCACAGTGGGTTCAGTCACTGTGGTCAGTGCAGTGTCTATTACCTTTGTAAGCCCTGTGGGCACATCGGGCAATTGGCCAGTGTATGTGGTCAACTCTGACGGAGCAACGGCTATTGCATTGCCGGGCATTGCCTACAGCGGTACACCAACTTGGCTCACTGCATCTGGTAACATAGCACAAGTGTACGAAGTCAGTGCATTGTCCACTGCAATCTCCGCCACAGGAGATGTACCAATCAGTTATAGCATATACTCGGGCTCGTTACCATCGGGTGCATCATTAAATGGTGCAAACGGATTAATATCCGGAACAACCGCAGCCACATCATCATCCACGACTTATAGTTTTACTGCTCGTGCAACCGATGCAGAAAAACAAGACACAAACCGGGCATTTACTATCACAGTGAATCCAGATGTGGTGACTTGGAGCTCGCCGGCAGCCAACTCAACCGGCACATTGTCGGTAGATTCAGCAATGAGTAATGTAACAATGGTTGCAACCAGTGCCGCGGGGTTTGGCGTGGTGTACACTGCCAACACACTGCCAACTGGTGTCAGCATTACCGGTGCTAATATTGCTGGCACACCAACAGTTATTGCCAATACATCAAGTTTACTCACTGCCACTGCTAACACCAGTGGTAGAACCAGCACTCGGGTGGTTAATTGGGTGGTAGAAGCTTCTACTCCACCAGTTGAATACTTGGTAGTTGCCGGTGGCGGCGGCGGTTCTGGCGGCGGCGGAGGTGCCGGCGGGTTTAGAACAGCAACAGGATATGCTGTTACTGCGGGTGTATCAATTGCAGTCACAGTTGGCGGTGGCGGTGCCGCCGGAACGCAGACTTCATCTAATGCCTCCGCTGGTGGTAATTCTACATTTGGTTCAATTACATCAATTGGTGGTGGTTATGGCGGCGGTGTATATGCGGTCACTCCTGGTGGCGCTGGTGGTTCAGGCGGCGGCGGCTCTATAGGAAGCGGATCAACTGCTTCTGTGGCTGCTGGCGGAACAGCAACAAGCGGGCAAGGCTCTGCTGGTGGTACAGCAACTAACACAGGTACTTATCAAGGGTGGATTGGCGCAGGCGGCGGCGGTGCAGGTGGTGCGGGTGTCAGCACCACAAACTATGACACAGGAGCCTCTCCTCCTTATGGCGGTGCAGGCGGAGCAGGGCTGGCTTCAAGCATTACAGGTTCTTCTGTGACCTATGCGGCAGGTGGCCAGGCCTACTATTCAAGCACAGTTAGTGCAGACGGCGCCGCAAACTCAGGAAATGGTGGTGGAGGTTCTAGAACTGCTAATATGTCAAGTGTTGGATGGAATGGTGGTTCAGGAATAGTAGTTATTCGTTATGCAGACACATACCCAGCTGCCACATCAACAACTGGTAGCCCAACAATAACAGTAGCTGGTGGCTATAGAGTATACAAGTGGACCACAGTTGGTTCAGGGTCAATTACGTTTTAATTAATTTTAACGGAATGCATTCTCAATAGACGCTAGTTTGGTCTGAATGCTTTCCAAGTTCACAGTTGACCACAGGCCAGGATGCATTGGGCGAGGCCAAGTTCCTTGATCAATCCATGCATATCCAAGATGTTCGTTGTTTAGCACAGGCACAAACTCCTGATCAACCACACAAACCCAGGTATGATACTCAAAAACACCATCAGCTGATGTGAACTTTTCCAGTGGCATGAGTCTGGTGTAGGCAGGAAAACTGCCCAGCTCTTCCACGCACTCACGTTCCATACCACCCAACAAGGTTTCCCCAGTTTCAATCTTGCCGCCAGGCAGTCCCCAGGATCCAGGATGCTTAGAATCATTGCGCAACAGGTATAGGTATCTGCCAGTGGCCTGACTCAAGAACCATACACCCACCGCTTTCACAGTACTAGACTCCACGTGCCTCCGGGATAGATACCTTGATATGATTTGATCCACATCTCACCGGTCCATTCGTACTGTGTGCCTGTGGTGATGTTGGTGACATACTGTACAGCAGTGGCATCAGCAGACACAAACACAATGCGCCAACGGCTACCATTCCACTCTATAATGTCATTGGCCATGGCAACCAAGGGCTGACCAAGATCACCTAGCCATGCTTCGGGATTGGCAGAGTTATCGTAATCGCCAGTTGATTCTGTTAACAAATACCGTTGTCCTGTGACAGGCACAGGCAGGCCATCTCCAGGCGCACTGGCCAAAGGATTAATAATTGCTGTGATAGGATCAAGTGTGTTCTGCGGTGCAGTGTCCTGATCCACATTGAACAGTACCAGTCGGTCATCATTAGGATCAATCACAATAGTACCAATAATGGGATTGGCAGTGTCTTCTGTAGTGGGAGGATTGTTCAGTCGTATTTGACTAATGCCCGGGCGCAGTGTGCCATACGCATTGATCACAGCAGGCCACAACAACGGAGAGTCTGCCACAATAGCAGTGGGATCTAGATCTTCGTAACTGCCATTGGGCACCACTACAGGATTGTACAACACTTGAATCTTGTTTTCAATCACAACCAGTTTGTACATCCATGGTGTGATCATCTGTCGTGTGCCCAGCAACAAGTCGTTCTGTATGATAGCATCCACAAAGTCGCCTTGAGCATCGTACATGCTGGCAACAATACGTTCAATAACGCCCAGCTTCTTGACCTTGGCCGGAGGGCTGATCCAGATTGGCAAGTTAAACTTCAGCGTGGCAATGTCAATGGGATTTTCTGTGCTCATAGGAATGGTTCTAGAAGTCCATTGTGTTGATTCCAGTTCCACAACACTGAGTGATGTCCAGTCCAAGAAGTTGTCTGTGCTCTGTATTTCTAAACTGGGATTGAACAAGGTTAAAATTTGTTCCAACAACTGCATTTTTTGATTGGTATTTGATGTCCAAATGTCCAGAGTAATTGTCAGCTTGTATGGCACAGGCATCAGTCGTTCAACTGTGAATGCATTGCCTTGTGTGGTTTCATAACTTTCAGTTGCTGGGTCGTAAGTGCGTTGACGAACCACAGTGCGTTGCACATGATATGGTTCTTGCATCCTAGGACGATCATAATCCAATCCAGTGATATAAAAAGTCATCATGGGTGTTGATGGCAAGGAATTGGCAGAGTTATCTTGTATGATGGTTTGTGCTTGACGGCTTGCATCGCCGTATCGAATGGGCACACGCAGTAGCGCAGCCACATTGGGGTTGTCTGATTCGCGACCGTACTCTACCTGGAATCCAGAAAAGATTCTGGTAAACTGTAGCAGAAAGCGACGTATTTGAGCGTCGTAAAAAAATTGTTGCATTGTTAACTCGATTTCTGTCCTGGTCGTGTGTCAGGTGCTGGCTTTGGCGCCAATCCGCCACTTTGATCACCATTGTCTGCACGTGGTCGAAGCAAGTCGCTCAAACTCTGACGACTCGGAACATTACCAAGATCTGTTGTTGGCACAGTGTATGTATTGTTAACGAAGCTGGACCGCAAAGTATTGTTGTTGTCTCCGTTGTTGAGATCTGTTCTGACATTTTCAGCAATCTTGTACCAGCGTGTGCCTGAATACCGGAACATGCGATTTGGGAAGTAATCCAATCTCAATGCATAATCTCCGGCCACAGCATCTAGTGGAAAACTCACACCAGCAGTGACAGGCAGGCCATTTGGTGCATGTGCGTCGCCAGTCAAGTAACCAGAAGTCCATCCAAATCCATCTGGTGTGACATTCATACCGCCTTGTGTGCCATCCACTGTGTCGCCATCAACTGTGCTCAATGATGTGGGATTGGCAGGCTGGCCATCCAACAGCGTGGGCACAACATACAAGGGTTTGTTGTCGTAGCCAGATTTTGGCACTTCCACATCGGCCTGTGCAAGGATGGCATCATTCAGTTGATAATCCTTTTCACGTGTGCCTTGTTTGTCGCTGATGGTAGGCGGAGTGTACTCACGCCAGTAATCAGTATTGGAGATATCTGTGCCAGCAGGTGTGTTGACTCGAGCCTGATAATACACATTACCAGCATTCACAATAGCACCAGCCGGATAAAAATCACCCGGATCCCAGATATACTCAGCCACAAATGGTTTGTTTGTGATTGAGTTGTATTCTTGTGCGTCAGTCAACGGTGTTGCTTTCACCCGCCACAGGTGTGGCAACCAAGTTTGGCTAAATCCTTCAGACGCAAATGCCGCGTCTTGCACCACATAATATTTGGGCAATGCTCTACTTAGATCTTTGTTCAAGGGATTGTAGTCTCGTAAGTTTGGAACTTCGAGTACATCACCACTCATGAGTTTGCGTCCAAAAGTGTCAATCATGTCGTTGTAGTGGAACGTGATAAACAAGGTGTCGTTGTTTAAGAACAATCCAAATTGACTCAAATCAAAGTCAATGTCTTGTGCATTGTAAACACCACGCATGACGTAGATGTCATCGTCATAAACTCGATCTCTGTTCTCAAGCAACAGCAAATCTTGTATGTTCATGGGGTTGAGCTCGTCATAAACAGGCTGGGTGGCATCGGCGTTGCCCGAAAATGCCGAATCCTCCCCACCGGTATCTGGACCAAGATATTTGTGGATAAAGAGATCAAGGCCACCAACAGTGTACATCTCACTGATTGTGCGGTCTAAAAATTGGTAATCTCTAGTGCGATTAGGGCGGTATAGGCTTAA